GATTTTGTTGTAGCATAGGAATTTTAAAATGCCCCTTACTGAAAAAGGTCAAAAAATTATGAAGTCCATGAAAGACAAATATGGATCTGAAAAGGGAAAAGAAGTATTTTATGCATCAAAAAATAAAGGTAAAATTAAAGGCGTAGATAAAGGGTCTAACAAAATGAATAAAGTTCAATGTCCAAAATGTAAAGGTAAAGGTTGTAGCCATTGCGGAGGAAAAGGTTATCACATGAAAAAGAAAAAAGGTTATGCAGCAGGTGGATTACAACCTGTACCTGAAGGAAATAAAGGTTTAGGTAAATTGCCACAAGATGTCCGTAATAAAATGGGATATATGTATGGTGGCGGAATGGCTAAAAAACGTATGGGATATGCACACGGTGGTATGGCTAAATGCGGTGCATCAAATCCAGGAACACAAAAACGAGGTAAAAAATAATGGCTACTTTACGTGAATATCTTAATGCCCAAATTAAAGCAAAGGGTTCTTCTGTTTCTGCAGAAAAAGCTAAAGCAAGTAAATACAAAAGTATTGCTGCAGCTAAAAAAGCAGGAGCTTTGTACTATACGGACAAAAGCGGAAAGGTTATGGCTGCTGTTTATGCGTCAGACCTTAGCAAACCTTTGTCGACTTCTCTTCGCCCCAAAGCTCGTCCAGAGTCAAAAACCGTTAAAACTGCATCTCAACCAAAAGTAAGAACTTCTATGTTGGACTCTCCAAAAATGTTTGCTCCTTCTAGAAGCCCTGTTGATCAGCTTGTAAAAGATACTAAAAAAGCTATTAAACCATCAGCTAGTGCACGTAGAGAAGAGGCCTTGAGAAAAGCTGTTGAAAACCCTGGAAATGCTGCAGCTAAAAAAGCTTTGGAAAAGTTTGGACCTTTAACTGCAGTAGAACGTGCTAAAATACGTGCTGCAGAAAAGAAAAAGAATAAGTAAATGGCAAGAAACCTTACTGAAAAACAGCAAAAGTTTTTAGATGTCTTGTTTGAAGAAGCCCAAGGCAATCCAGTTAAAGCTATTAAGCTTGCTGGATATGCTGAGGGTACATCTTCAACAACCGTTATGAACAGTCTGATTGATGAGGTTGCAGAACTTACTAAAAAGTTTATTGCAACTCGTGGACCACAGGCAGCTTGGTCTATGATGGAAATACTTCAAAATCCTACAGACTTGGGAAATAAAGAAAAGATGGCTGCTGCTAAAGACTTTTTGGACAGAGCTGGATTTGCTAAGACAGAAAAAGTTGAGGTAAAGTCAGACAGTCCTTTGTTTATTTTACCCCCAAAAGAAAATGAAGACACATAAAACTTGGAGACTTCCTGCTCCAGAAAAAGTAGATGGAAATAAAGTCTGGTACCCTTTAGTTAGAGTGGGCAGAACAATTCCTTTTGGATACGAAGAAGATCCTAATGATCCTGAGATTCTTTTACCTATACAGGATGAGCTTGAACTTTATGAACAAGCTAAAAAGTTTCTTAAACAATACAGTTACAGAGATGTAGCAAACTGGTTAAGTAACGAATCAGGTAGGTATATGTCACATGTAGGATTATACAAGAGAGTTAAACTTGAAGAAAAGTACAAGAGAGAAGCTTCAAACCAACGCTACCTTGCCGAGCGATACAAAAAGGCTCTCGAGAAGGCGGAAAAGCTCGAAGAAAAAATCAGAAGAGGTAGTATCGGCGCAGCCATTGCCCCCATCAATTGATGTAGAAAAAGCTGTACGAGAAATAATCTTTCAACCTAACGCTGGACCTCAAACAGATTTTCTTTCTGCCACAGAACAAGAAGTGTTGTACGGAGGTAGTGCTGGTGGTGGTAAATCCTACGCAATGGTTGCTGACCCAGTACGTTACTTAAATAACCCTCAGGCACGTATGCTGCTTGTACGTAGAAGCACAGAAGAATTAAGAGAACTTATTTCAGTATCAAAAGAGTTGTACCCCAAAGCAATTCCTGGAATTAAGTTTATGGAGAGAGACAAGACTTGGGTAGCACCTAGTGGAGCAACTCTCTGGATGTCATACCTAGACCGTGATGATGACGTAATGCGTTACCAAGGTCAGGCATTTAACTGGATTGGATTTGACGAACTTACTCAATGGCCTACTCCTTATCCTTGGAACTACATGAGGTCACGTCTTCGTAGTACAAAAGCTAGTGGTTTACCTTTGTACATGAGAGCTACTAGCAACCCAGGAGGGCCAGGTCATAGTTGGGTTAAAAAAACCTTTATTGATCCTGGAGTTCACAATAAGTCTTTTTGGGCTACAGATATAGAAAGTGGTAATGTTATTACTTGGCCGAAAGGTCATAGTAGAGAGGGTGAGCCTCTGTTCAAACGTAAATTTATTCCAGCCACCCTCTTTGATAATCCCTATCTGGCAGAAGATGGTATGTATGAAGCCAACCTTTTGTCGTTGCCAGAGCATCAAAGAAGGCAACTGCTAGAAGGTGATTGGGATATAAATGAGGGTGCAGCGTTTCCTGAATTTAATCGTAATATACACGTTGTAGAACCTTATGACATACCAAACAGTTGGGTAAAGTTTAGAGCTTGTGACTATGGATATGGTTCTCATACAGGAGTTCTTTGGTTTACCGTAACTCCAGCAGAGCAACTCGTAGTTTACAGAGAGTTGTATGTTTCTAAAATTACTGCAGACAACCTTGCAGATATGATTTTAGATATAGAAGATGGAGAAAAAATGCGATATGGAGTTTTAGACTCCTCATTATGGCATAATCGTGGTGATACTGGTCCTAGTCTAGCCGAACAAATGATTATAAAAGGGTGCAGATGGAGACCATCAGATAGATCAAGGGGATCTCGTGTTGCGGGTAAAAATGAAATTCATAGAAGACTCCAAGTTGATGAGTTTACTGAGGAGCCAAGACTCGTATTTTTTAACACTTGTAAGCATACCATTTCTCAGCTACCTGCCATACCTTTGGATAAAAATAATCCAGAAGATGTAGATACAAATGCAGAAGACCACTTGTATGATGCTTTAAGATACGGTATAATGACAAGACCAAGAAGTAATTTATTTGACTTTGATGTCTCTAATTTAAAGACAGGGTTTCAAGCTGCCGACTCAAGATTTGGCTATTAAGGGTAAAACATGGAAGAAGACTTTGAAGAAATGATCATGGATAGAGTGGAAAGTTCCTCTATTGATGATGTAAAACCAAAAGAATATTCTGATCCAAAAGCTGGTCAAATTATTTCTTTTGTAGAAGAAAAATACTCAAAAGCTGAAACAGCCAGAGAAACAGAAGAACAACGTTGGATACAAGCTTATAGAAACTACCGAGGCATTTATGGGCCTGATGTACAATTTACTTCTACAGAAAAATCTCAAGTTTTTGTAAAAGTTACAAAGACAAAAGTTCTTGCTGCATACGGACAAATTGCAGATGTTCTTTTTGGTGGAAACAAATTTCCTATTAGTATTGATCCAACCAGACTTCCAGACAACGTAGAGGAAGTTGTAAACTTTGAAACTAATCCAGAACAAGTAAAAGCTAATGAGTCTATGCCTGATTTACTTCCTGGTGAAACTTATCAAGAGTTTAGAGAACGTTTGGCAGGTTTAGAAAAAACTCTTTCGCCAGTAATTGATAAAGTAAAACCTGGGTATGCTAAAACTCCTACCTCTCCTCAGTTTTTTCCTGCAGAAGTTGCAGCTAAAAAGATGGAAAAGAAAATACATGACCAGTTAGAAGAATCTCATGCAAAAAAACATTTACGTGCCGCTGCATTTGAGTCTGCTTTGTTTGGTACTGGTATTATGAAAGGTCCATTTGCAGTAGATAAAGAATATGCAAACTGGGATGAAGAAGGTAATTATTCTCCTGTTTTTAAAACTATTCCTCAAACTACTTCTGTTTCTATCTGGAATTTTTATCCTGATCCAGATGCTGCTACAATGGAAGAAGCAGAGTATGTAATTGAAAGACACAAAATGTCTAGATCACAATTACGTGCATTAAAAAATCGTCCTTACTTCCGTCAAAATGCAATTGACAATGCAC